ATATGAAGGTGGTAGAGAAAAAGAAACCAGAATGATAATCTGGACTTTGAATTTTACAGTCAAAGGTTTTGTTTTTGGAAAAACAACCGAAACTGGTGTTATCAATCGTGCATTTGTTTCTGTTTACAATTTGATAACAGACACAGATATTGTCGAATTTTATTTGAATTTAGATTCCGGATTTGGTACCTATAAAGTTGGTGAAACGGTATATCAGGGATATACATCAGATGATACAACAGCAACAGGTATTGTTGTCCAATTCACAGACAACATTCTAAGATTAAAACAACTAACAGGAAACTTTGTGTCCGATAAACCTATATACGGTGTTAATACTTTAGCAAATTATAACTTCACTTCTTATAACTTGAACCCATTGAAATTTGTTGAAGTTGATTCTGTTGGTAGAGTTTCTACAGATATCGACTTTATGACTGTTGATAAAGTTGAAGCCATGGCTGATAACACATTAAATGAAGTCTTGACAATTAACAAGGCAGCAAACCAATAAACTTCAAATGAGAGAAATAAATGTCTAAACAAACTATCAATATTGGTATTAGAGCAAACGATGGTAAAGGCGATACGTTAAGAGGCGCCTTTATCAAAACAAATAGTAATTTCACCGAGCTGTATACCGCAGTCTCAAACAATGCTAATACATCTAATACTTATTATGAAACCAACCAAAATCTAGCACAAAATGCCTTTAACAAAGCAAACACTGCATCATTAGGTAACATTTTGTTTGATAAAACTATAATGTATAGCAATACGGAAGTACAAATTGCTAATGACCATTATAGTCGTAAAGCATGGGGTATGTTATTTGGTGAAACACTTTCACAAAATGGTTATTCATGGCCAAGTGGTGTTGCTTATGATAGTGAAAATAACATTTTAGTTTCAATGACAACACCAAATACCGTCACAAATTTGGTACAATCAACCCTTATTAAATTTGATCCATACGGAAATATTTACTGGAGAAAATCGGTACCAGCCGCAAATGTGGATAGTGTTTTATTGGATAGTTATTCTGCTGGTGTTGCTGTTGATGCAAATAACAACGTGTATTTATTGACAAATATACCAGATGACAATTCAACACTTGTTACAAAATTTAATTATCTTGGTCAAAATGTATGGAGCACATTAGTTTCAGATTCAGTTGATTCATACGGTATTGTTGTTGATGATGAAGAATTTCCTTACTATGTTGGCGGTCACAACTTAATCACAGGTTTAGATATAACTGGTGAATTATATTTCACACATTTTAATGCAGACATTCCAAATGCAGAGGCAGTGATTGCGTTGCCAAATAGAGGTGGTATTTACGTTGGTTCTGATAATGGTTTTGTGCATAAGTTTGATACAGAAGGTGTTTATCAGTGGTCAAACAAAGTAAATGATAATGATGATACAATAGTTTCTTTGAGTTATGATTCATCAAACAATTGGTATGCAGCAACAAGCACAAACATTTACAAATTTGAACCAGATAATTCATTAGTTTGGGAAAAAGAAATTCTTGGTGTTGGAAATAATCCAGAAATAGTAACCATAAAATATAGTAATGGTTATCTATATGCAATGGGCCACGGTCAAGTATCAAATGAACAAAATGGTTTCTGTGTTTATAAGATAGATGCGGATGATGGTTCTATTGCATGGGCCAATGCACTTCAAATTCTTGGTGCTGGCTCATCAACACCAACACCACATGAAATAGATATTAGAGGCAATTTTATTGTTGGAACAGGTTATAGTTTTCCACAAAGCAATGCAGCAATTACAACAGTATTTCAATTGCCTATAGATGGTAATTTGTCTGGCACTTATTTTGGTGCAGAATCAACATCATGGGGTGATTTTACATATGTTACTGTACCAGAAGCCAGAACTTCAACAAGTTCAACAGTTGGTTCAGGCAATACAACATTAACGATTGCAGAAAATACCAATTATGCATACACAATGAATGTTGTTTTATATCAAAACCCAAGTCCTGAAAATGAACAGACGTTAAATGTGTTTACACAAAATTGGAATTTTAATTCCAACGGTACTGTAGTGATACCTTCTTCTGGTTCAGATTTGGCTATAGAATTTAGTGGCAAAGGTGTTGCAAATGTTGGTTCAATAACCACCAGAACAGCTAGTGCAGAATGGAATGAAACTGATCCATTTGAATTAGATTTAACTGTCTCTGTTAATAAATTGACACCACAAAGTAGTAACGGACCGAATCAATATCATTTATCTGATGGTGTTGAAGGTCAAATCATGTATATTGTTCCATCTAGTCCTTTTGCTGGTAATGAATATACAAGCATGACAATTGCAAATGCACGTTGGTCTGATGGTAATGGTTACATATATGAAGGTCAGGCATCTTGGTGGTTACCATTTAGAGGAAATCAAGCATTTGCTGTTTTGACTTTAATATTTACAAACGGATGTTGGAATCTTCCACACAGTGTATTTGACTAAAATAAATAAAAACTATGAGTACATTTGACAAAAACATGGAAAAATTATTTGATGTAACACCGGTAGAACAGGAGGTTAAACCTTTAGTACCGGTGGTTGCGCCATCAGAAGATGGGCCAGATTTAAAAAATGATTTGAATGACGCATATCAACAAACAAAAGATAATCTGCAAGACCTAATTGACCAAGGCAAAGAAGCCATGGAAGAAATACTACAAATTGCCAAAGCAGGTCAACATCCTAGGGCATTTGAAGTTTATGGTACACTGTTAAAGAATGTGGTTGATGCAAACAAAGAACTTCTTGCAGTACAAAAACAAATGCGTACAATGGACGGTAAACCTAAAGATGGTGATACCAAGATTGACAAAGCCATTTTTGTTGGTTCAACCGCAGAATTAAATAAATTACTCAAAGGTAAAGAATGAGTGATTTAAGAACCGGCGAAGCCTATCGTGACAATCCGTTACTTAAAAAGGCAGGCGTCAAGGTAGAATACACACAAGAACAGATTGATGAATACATCAAGTGTGCCAAAGACCCTGTTTATTTTGCAAAGAATTATGTAAAGATTGTTAACGTTGACGAAGGTCTAATCAACTTTAAGATGTGGCCATTCCAAGAAAAGATGTTGAAACTTTTCAAGGACAATCGTTTCGTTATCACTAAATGTCCTCGACAGGTTGGTAAAACAACCACTACAGTTGCCTATATGTTATGGGCAACCATCTTTACAGACAGCCAGAATTGTGCTGTTTTGGCCAACAAAGGTTCTCTTGCAAGAGATATTTTATCTAAGTACCAACTCGCATACGAAAACTTACCTATGTGGTTACAACAAGGTATTGTCACCTGGAACAAAGGTAACGTTGAATTGGAGAACGGTTCTAAGATTGTTGCAGCATCCACATCAAGTTCTGCAATTCGTGGAGGTTCTTTCAATATCGTATTCTTGGATGAATTTGCTTTCGTTCCAAACAATATTGCGGAAGAATTCTTTAACTCTGTTTACCCTGTAATTTCATCAGGTAAAAAGACAAAGATTATTATTGTGTCTACACCAAACGGTATGAATCTATTCTACAAGTTGTGGATGGACTCAATCAATAAGAAAAATAATTATGTAAGTTTTGAAATTCATTGGTCACATGTACCAGGTCGTGATGAAAAATGGAAAGAAGAAACGATTCGAAATACTTCTGAACGACAGTTTGCACAAGAATTTGAAACAGAGTTTTTAGGTTCCTCTAACACACTAATTTCTGGTTACAAATTACAACAACTGGTATACATTGACCCGATTGCAAACCACGACTTGTTGAAGATATATGAACATCCGGTTAAAGAAGGTGTGAATGATTCTAAATCGGACCACCTATATGCAATTACGGTTGACGTTTCGGAGGGTAAAAACCTTGACAGTTCAGCATTCTCTGTAATTGATATCTCTCAGACACCATATAAACAAGTGGCAACATATAAGAGTTCGTCAATTACACCAATTCTTTTCCCAACAGTCATCTACAATACAGCCAGGTATTATAATGATGCATATGTTTTGGTAGAAATTAATAACAATCCACAGGTGGCCGACTCATTACATGCAGATTTTGAATATGAAAACTTGTGGAAAATATATACAGGTAATAAGAAACCACAGCAATTATCGGCTGGTTTTGCCCGTGGTGTTCAAATGGGACTGAAAATGTCGCCACAAGTTAAGGCAATTGGGTGTTCAAACCTAAAAACTTTAATTGAAGGTGACAAATTACAAATTCAAGATTTTGATACTTATTCGGAATTGACCACTTTTATTCAGCAAAAGAACTCTTTTAGTGCGGAAGAAGGTGCAAATGATGATATGGTTATGTCTTTGGTTATGTTTTCATGGGTAACAACTCAACAATATTTTAAAGAAATTGTTAACCATGACATACGTAAACAGATTCAATTAGAAAATATGAACCAAATGGATGATGACGTTCTGCCAGCACCAATCATTGAGGACGGCTTGGAACACGATTTTGAAATTATGGGTGGTGATTTGTGGGAACTTGCAGACGGTGGAGAAACGTATGCGAAGTTTATGAGAAACAGATTGGAAAGGTTATAAAACCAGCCTTTCATAAATACTCTTATGGTATTTTGCCAAAAGAACA